GTGGTTGATGACGTCAAAGTCTTGAGGTGAAATTCCATAGTCAACGAGTTTACTTAGGTCCCCCCTTTCCGCATATTTCTTGAGAAGACACAGTTCCTCCACCCCGAGACCCAATCTCGATTTTTTCTTTATCTCCTCAAACTTTTGTTTCCTCATCTTGTAGTTTCCCAACTTTGTCCAACAACTTCCGGGTCGAATCTTTTCCCTATCCAAAGGCTCACCGAGAGAGTGTTTGGGTATTGTCAACGCGTGTAAGACAAAATACGGCATGAGACCCCAACTTCCATGTGTGTAGATGTGGGAATCGTAAAAGTCTGCGTCAGAGAAGGATTTGGTAATCCTCTCCACATCAACACCTTTGGAGTTGACGTAGTTTTCCTGAAAGATGTCCCACACATGACCATGTTCGGATATGCTGTCGTGGATTTGAATGGGGTTCGTGTCACACAAGACATCCGCGATGAACTCTTTCGGTGTTTTGAAGTCGTCCGTCGCGTCATACCCATCGGAATACGAGAAGAAGGTTCTGATGTTCCCGTTACAGCTGTTCGCGGCTGCTTCAATTTGAGGGGTGACTTTGTCCACGAGTGTGAGGAGAGCCTCGGGTTTATGTTTGGGAATGAACACAGTCTCAAAGTTGGGATACATGCACATGTTTGTGGTCGTGATCAATAGGGATCCACGCGAAATTCTGTCACCATCGGAAACCTTTTCCACGATGGGTTTGAATACGGGATCGTAGTCATCGATGTATACATGTTTAGTGGAAGGTCGTATGAAGGGGAGGAACAGGCACTTCGTCTTCATATGTTCGGGTAAGAGCTCAACAGAGTTGAGACCCTCTAGAACTTCTTTCAGGATGAAGGATTTACCAACGCCGATGGCTCCACAGATGAAGACATTCTTCCCTTCCCTAATGTATTTACGAATCAACTCAATCTTCTTCGTGTGAATCGTATAAACTTTTTCCAAATTTTTTTGTGCAACAATTTTAATGAAGGAGTCCATTGACGATCTTACTAATCAAGCCATAGATTTAGTGCTTGAGAATGACGCACTACATAAACGTATCCTAAAACCTTTAAAAAGAAAAATTTTACCATACGTGGCATGTACAGTTGTGACGAATCTCGTCATGTTTATGCTACTCCTTTACCTTGCTCGACGTCTGACTGTTCTTCAGATTCAGACTTAGAATCTTCAACCTCCATCTCCAACTCTTCCTCCTCTTCCTCCTTCTCATCATCAGAGGGCGCAATCATTTTACCAAATCTTTCAAAAGGTGTGTTCACTGTGATCGCTCGAATGGGTTCTATCGTCTTGGGAGGCTTTAAGAAAGGAATCGGTCTCACGAAGAGAATTTCAGGTTTTGTAAACTTACCCTCATTTGGATATTCTTTCTCAAATTCAACCAGAATGTGCTTGGGTATCGGGGGAGACTGCTCGAGAAGGCCGTCGTAGGTCGCTTTACATTCCTCGACAAACTTTAGTCCCTCCTTCTTACGTTCTTCGCGTGGAAGTGAGAGCTGTAACCGAATGTTTCTGGACAGAATTCCGTGACCCAGCGCCGCAGTTCTGTGTTGCTCCTTTAACTCGTTAATTTTTAAGAATTGCATGACGGTCGCAATGAGACCAGCAACGAGATTCATACCACCGATGATAGCCGGTGCGGAACCGCGTATCCCTTCTGGCAAGGTGCTTTGAGCAAAGTTAGCGGTGCCAGTGATGGTCGATAACACGATGACGGGGAGGTTAAAGTTCAAACTCATCCTCTTGAACATCAAGAACGCTTTGTGGTGCATGTACCGGTAACAAGCCGATTGCTCACCCCACTGACGCAGGATGTTTTCGTGATATTCATTCCACATTTCCTCCATAATAATTTCTGAGCTCATCTTATAATAGATGAATATAATATTCGCGATTCACTTTGTATTTCTCGTCTGGATATTGGTCACTCCTTTCCTCAATGATAGGAGAAACCTAGAGTTTTACTCCATGGTCATACCTTTCATCTTCTACCACTGGTCTGTGAATGATGACACGTGTGCTCTGACTCAGGCGGAAATGGCCATCACCGGCAAACACAAAGACGAAACCTTCATGGGGCGGGTCGTTGGACCCATCTACAAGATGGAGGAGAACGACGTCAACAAGATGACGAAGACTATGTTCTTCGCACTCTGGGCACTCGTCCAGTATAGACTCGGACACTTCAATATGTTTGTTGAGGACCTAAGTAAAATCCTGAAAGGTAAAAAGATCTAAGTCAACATGAACACCAAGATTCAAGCGGAGATTTATAACCTCAATTATAGAAGACATGATCTCTATGATTCTTACGTAAAGGCCTGTCACGTATATAGAGAAAAGCTTGACTACTTGTCTAAATGTATGGAACGTAATCGTTGTGCATTCAGAGAAGAAGTTTTACTCAGAAGGATATCTTACCTCGAGAGAGACTATGACACGTTGAGGGAGGAGCACGACGCGAAGATGTGTAGGCTATCGAAACGGATCAACTCACTTCTTCGAGTTCTTGACTAACTCCTGGACACGTAACAGGTTTCTTTTGATGGCTTGAATGTGCTTGTTCACTTTGATGAGATTCATGAGTTGCCTGTTTGGTAACACGGGCTTACTTCGATTACGAGTCTGAGTTTTCCGCAGTCTATTCCTGGAATTTCGAATTTGCTGGGATGTTGGCATTGTACTATAAATGGTGAAAAAAAAGAATGAAAAATGTACAAAATCAAACTAAGAATTTCATTGGTTGATCGATTTCGCGAGCCAATCAGATAACGTAAATCGGGGAATAGGTCTCACGAGAATATATTAAATCCAAAACATACGAAATTTCAGAACGTAGTACCAGATCGTATGGAAAACAAAAAACGCTCGTAACTTTTCAACGCTTCCGAATTTCGGGCTCTAGATAGTGGCAATCGACAGGAGGCGAACAGGGCTAGTTTGATTTTGCACCTTTTTTGCACCTTTTTTAATATATACATTTTCGAAACTCATGGTACCCATTCTAAAGGTAAATAAAGCTTATGAGTGATGAATGGGTAATGATACGAGCGAAGTTTCTAGGACTCGTTACGGTATTGGTAAGTATGGTATATTCCGAAACGATATACGAACAATATACCAACTATCGATACAGAATCATACTGATCTATTACACAAATAGAGAGAGGGTGGCGATACGAATAGCGAAACACGAATTCTTGATGAACGTATTACGAACAAAATGTGAAGTTCGTGACGCAATCTTAAAATGCATACGAGCACCATTTTCAATTACGGGGGCTATAGGGGGAATAGTTGAAAAGGGCGCTACGACTGTAGAGCATGTCTCGGTCGACATGTTCACGATTGTCGAAATTTTGATACGATCACTGAGCATACTTTTACAGACTATAGGACCATACGTCTTGGCAATAATTGTGGTCATTACCTGTATACGACGAGTTAAATCTTAGGGACGTATTTGAACCTGTCGAAAAAGTGTGTGGTGCACTTGAAGTTGTCGTAAAGAATCATACACAATGCATCGGCGATGTCGTGCTTCCTTTCGTAGGGAATCTCAAAATTTGTATACCTTTCGGCAATCGAAGTTGTTCTCTCCTTTCTCTCTTCATAGTTCAGATGTTTGATACCAAAATGAGTGTGCATGCTTACGGGATGAACGAGTGTAACTTTATCACGGAACATGTAATGTAAAAGTATTTCTATATTCGTAAATCCTCCGGGTGGTTGTCTTTCAATCAGTATTTTCTCAGCTGAATCGAAAATTGCCTGATGATCTTCTACGAATAGAGGAACTAAATCAACCATGTCATTCGATCTCAAGTACTTATAGTCTTCAAGACTAACTTTCTTTATGTACTCAACTTTTATCGACGGACCAGTCAGGGACTCGGCAAGAACAAGACCCATATTATGATATCCAATGTCGATAGCCAACACGAGCATCTTTAATTGAAGCAATCAACCTCTTTAATTTAAATCTCAGTACTTGTATATGAAGAACAAGACAAAGACACAGATCATGTGGATCGTGCTGTTTGCTCTGACGATCCTCGTGGCTTACATGTGGTACAATCCAAGAGTCGTCACCGTCAAGGATTACGTCGAGAGACCTTTACCGGTTCCACCAAGGCCCCCCGTCTTGATGCCACGACGGGAACCAGAATTCCGTGGTCCTCCAATCAAGCAATACAAACCTGGCTACATGCAGCAGATGGGTATTTTGACGAACAACGAGGGAGATACTTTACCCCTATACGGAAAGGAGGTTCGGGGACGTCGGGACAGGTACCATTACTACACGACGACCGGTGGTGACAACCTCTATCCCATTCCCCTGAGCCACAAATCTAGGGATTGTATGGACGACATTGGATGTCAAGAACTATATGGGAATGAAGCAGTCTCAGTGACAGGTAAGACTGATCCATTCACGGTGAACATGTATAGAACTGATAACTTCTTTTAATCCGAACTGGGTGCCGTTCGTCTTTGCACATCTTTAGCTATACGAGAGGTGCTCGAGCTGCACGACGAAAGGAAGCAGCAACAAGCAGCCATCATCGGGGGTGTCTTGAAAGGCATCTTGACAATCATATACATACAGATGATGAGGCAAACCACGGTGACAACGTAGCCGGCTAATTCACCGTCATTGAGTGGGGCATCGGAGGTGGGAAGTAGGTTGGACATGGGTGACATGGCCGAGACACTACCACACAAGGTGGTAAGCACCGTCGTCGGTAAAGTGAGAACATCCATTATAC